CTCCGCAGCCATCCTATGACATAATGCCGGATGGAGTTCTTATCATAAAGAAGAACTTCCTTGTTAGGCTCCGGCAACCGTTCCTTAACACTTATCCAAAGAGATTGCTTCGACTTCCATTCTGCACCTTGAACGAAATTCATCTCTCCAAACTTTGCCAAATCTTTACCGCTCAAAGTTCTGTCAACTGTCCTATGATTAAATAGGATATTTTCACTTGCCGCTTCTTCTACTGTCTGTTTCATTTATTCCCTGTCAAATAAATTAGTTTGAACCAACGTTCCTCTCTCTGTTTTTATCTCCCCAAAACATTCCCGGTGAAAACGTTCTTCTTGTGCTTCAAAGTATTCTTCATCTATTTCAGTTGCATAGAAATCGAATCCAAGTCCATAAGCAGCTATTCTGCTGCTTCCTGAACCTAAATGA